CACGATTAAAGATGGTAGTCAGTATATGAATACTGTGTTGTATACAGGCGATGATAGTGCAGATAGAGCAATTACTGGTGTTGGATTTAGTCCTGATTTTGTATGGTTAAAAACTAGAAATATTGCAAGAAGTCACTGGTTAATAGATAGCGTTCGAGGAACTTCTGTTGCATTATCAAGTGATACTACATCTTCTGATACAAATCTAGTTGGAGAGTTTGATTCTTTTGATAGCGATGGATTTACTATTTCTCATGTTTCTGGACAAGGAAGGTTAAATTATACTGGAAGAACATATGTAGGATGGAACTGGAGAGGTTCAGACTCATCTCCTGTATCTAACACAGACGGAACAATCACATCTACTGTATCTGCTAATACAGACTCTGGATTTAGTGTGGTGACATATACAGGCAATTCAACAGCAGGTTCTACTGTAGGACATGGATTAAATGCAAAACCTGATATGATTTTATTAAAATCTAGAAGTGATGCAGATAATTGGAGAGGTTATCATTCAGCATTAGGTGCAACAAAAGACATCATCTTAAACACATATAATGGTGCTTCAACAAACTCTTCAAGATGGAATAACACAGAACCAACATCATCTGTATTTACAATTGGTATTGATGATGGAGTAAATGAAAATGGAGATAATTTTGTTGCCTACTGCTTTGCAGAAGTAGAAGGATTTAGTAAGTTTGGTAAATATATAAGTAATGCTTCTACCGATGGTCCTTTTGTATACACAGGATTTAGACCTGCATTTGTTTTAATTAAAAGAACAACATACACTGGAGATAATTGGGTAATATATGATTCATCAAGAAATACTTACAATGTAACCGAACAAGAGTTATATCCAAACACATCTAGTGCTGAAGAAAAGGACAAGATTTAGATTTTGTTAGCAACGGATTTAAAATTAGATCAAGTTATGGACTAATTAATGGAGGAAATAGTGACTATATCTATATGGCATTTGCCGAAAACCCATTCAAACATTCTTTAGCGAGGTAATTATGTATAAACTAGGAAACTTAACACTCAGGATTGGAAGGTCATTCACAGTAGGTGATGTGATGTATCCTTCTAATTGGTTACAAAAATCAACAGAAGCAGAAAGAACTGCTATCGGTATTACATGGGAAGATGACCCTGTTCGTGCTGATGACAGATACTACTGGGATGGTGACATTAACAATCCAAAAGCATTGGAAGATAGAGAAGAAGTAGACGAAGATGGTAACCCACTCTATGTCAAAGTGCTAGACAACACAGACCCTGACAATCCTGTGATGGTAGACAGTGATGAAAGATTAGTCACTAAAGGTCTGAAGTCTAGCATGATTGCACAAGTGAAAGACACAGCAGGTAAACTACTAGCACAAACAGACTGGTATGTAACAAGATTAAATGAAAAGTCTACTGCTATTCCTGCTGATGTAACTACTAAGCGTGATGCTATCAGAACTGAATGTGATAGATTAGAAACTGCTATTGCAGGAGTAACAACTGTAGAAGCATTAATAGAGGTAATGAATTCTCAAGACTGGGGTGAATAATTGGCAACTCAACGAGTTCAATTTGGTGAATGGTTACCTGACCAACCATCTATCGCAGGACAAATGATAGATGTTAATAATGTCGTTCCACAAGCGATTGGGTATGGTGCTATTGCAAGTGCTGTAGATTTATCTAACAATGCAGGTGAAAATTTAACATCTGTATTTGCAGGTAAGTTTAATACAACTACACAGTTATTTGCAGGTGGAGCAACCAAACTATTTCTATACGATGGTGGCACTAAAGACCTAAACAATGTATCTAAGTCAGGTAATTACTCTGGTTCAAGCATATGGAGATTTGCACAGTTTGGTAATGTGGTATTAGCAGTAAACAACACCAATAAAGTTCAAGCATGGACTGTAGGTTCATCTAGTGCTTTTGCAGATGTAGATGCTAATGCACCTGTTGCTAAGTTTATTACAGTGGTTCGTGACTTTGTGGTGACTGCAAACCTAGATGGAGGAACAAATCCTAATAAGGTTCAATGGTCAGATATTAATGACGAAACGACATGGGTATCAGGAACAACCTCGCAATCTGATTATCAAATCATTCCTGATGGCGGTAACATTACTGGAATCACTGGTGGCGAGTTTGGATTAATATTCTCAGAACGCTCAGTAACTAGAATGTCATATATTGGTTCACCATTGTTCTTTCAGTTCGACACCATATCAAGAGGATTAGGTTGTATTTCTACAGGTTCAGTAGCACAATACGGCAACATCTCTTACTTCTTATCAGATGATGGTTTCTATTCATGTGATGGTAATTCTGTCAGAGGAATTGGCACAGAAAAGATAGACAGATACTTCTTTAAGAACGCAGACCTAAGTCAGTTTGATTCTATCTCTAGTGCAGTAGACCCTGTAAAAAACATTGTGGCATGGAACTATCCTAACACATCAGGTGGTCGTTCACTGCTTATTTATAACTGGCAGTTAGACAAATGGTCTAAATCTGATTCTACTTCTGTAGACTATATTGCATCTCTAGCAACATCAGGTGTGACATTAGAAGGTTTAGATGTATTTGGAACAATGGATTCATTGCCTGCATCACTAGACTCAAG